AAAAATGCTCTTCCTGCGGCAATTTCCTGCATTTTTTCCGGATACTTTCCTTCCTTCAACTCATATTCTTTATTATAGGGAAGCATTTTTCTTGCAGTCTCATCCATGCAGACAAACCCGCCTTTTTCATTGCCTTTTATGATACCTTCTGTACACATAATTCCTATTGCATCTATTTCTGCACGGCGGCTTACTTCCTTTAACTGCGAGGCATCTGCTGAGACAAACAGACCATAATTGCTTCCATATGAACCTGCCGCCTGACTTTTCTGTAAACGGATCATTCCATTTCCCACAGTACTGATAATCACAAGCAGCATCGTGGTCAGACATATGGACATCATAATCAGTATACTTCTTGTCTTGTTCTTTTTGTCATTGCTATATGCAATCCTGCTTATTGTCTTCATCTGAAATCCACCACCTGTCCGTCCTCAATCACCAGAATACGGTCAGCGACCTGTGCAATTTCGTCATCATGGGTAATCATTACAATTGTCTGTCCATATTTTTTTGCTGTCATCTTAAGCAGGGCGATTACCTCATCACTGGTCTTAGAATCAAGATTTCCTGTCGGTGTTGCGTAGTTAGTACAATCATTATTTTGTGGTTATCCTCCGACTTATACACAATATGTGGATAAATTAAAAAGCAAGGCGGCGCATTTGTCCGTCTTGCTTCTCTTTTACTCCAAAATTATCGACATTATTCTTCGATATATTCAACCAGCTTCGGATCGCCGCTGATGAAATATCCGTCAAGTGTCTTATACATCGGCTTTCCGTCCACTTCCATCACATGTGTGACAATCTTTTCTGTGAATGTCGTTGCACCTCTGACAGCGTCATTGCTCCATGAAGGTGCTTTTCTGATCCTGATGCTACCATTGAACACCCTTCTGATCTTTCCTTTGATTCTTACCGCTGGCACGCCGTCAATGTTTTCTGTGACAGCTTCTTCAGCTGCTTTGATTTCTTCAGGCGTTGCAGTTCCGACCTGATTTCCGTCTGCATCGAATGTCGGCACGTTTCCGTCTGCGTCAGTGTCCAGCGAACCTTCAGGGACTTTGTCTGTCATTGTCGCCTGCTGCTCCTGTCCTTCCTGATCGGTGTTGTCTGCTTGCTGCTGTTCCTGACTGCCGTCTGTGGCTGTCTGTGGCGGCTCTGCTGGCGTTTCAACCTTTTCCCTGAAGTCTTTTACTACTTCGCCATTTTCATCAAATACAGCGGCTTTCTGCTTCTCTGCTGCTTTCTCTGCTGCATCCAGTTTCTTGTATGGCTTGTTTTTTTCTTTGTCGAATGTTTCGCCCATGAAGTATTCCATCGTGCTTCCTCCTTATTTCGCTGTGATGTATCTTGCGTTTACATATCCATACTTCTTGCCCTTTGCTCCGTCAATGTAAATATAATACCACAGTGCGCCGTTCGGTGCTTTTGCACTTCCGCACACTCCGACTTCTGTGTTCTGCTTAATGCAAGGATATGACACAAGTTTGTCTGCATCTGGATCAGGCTGCTTTCTGACGTTCAATGCGCCTGTGTTCACATATCCAGTGAATGTCGCTGTCTTTGCTGTTCCGTATGGTGCAGCTGGATTATTGCCTGATCCGTTTCCTGATCCGTTGCCGCCTGACACATTGCATCCGTTTTCCAGTGCCATGATTGTGTGTTTGCCTGCTGCCACTGAAATGTCGCCAGTCATAAGATTGTCGCCTGTGCCTGTGTACTCGCTTCCTGTGAGTTTTTCAAACTCTCCTGTTGCCATAATAGCATTGACCATGTTGCCTGTGTAAATGTCCTTTGGCACGCTGATTCCTGCGCATTTAAGCACTGGCGACATCATCGCACTGCAATCCGTTTCGCAAGGTGTCTTCAATGCTGTCGGATTCCAGCCGACCTTTTCAAGTTCTGTGTACAGTGAAGTTCTGTGTCCCTGACAATATCCGACTGAATCGTTTCCGCACAGCTGCTTCATCGCTGTCGCCGCCTTCGCTGCCTTGTTTCTGTCCTTGAAACGAAGCACGACTGTCTGACCGAAGTCATACCAGTTCCCAGTCTTTACTTCACGACCTGTCTGATCGCCCTTCTGCCCTCCTGTTGCTTTTCCTCTTTCGTCAATACTAGCCCATCCGCATAATGTTCCCATGTTCTTTTCCTCCTGTTTTAATAATGATCATCTGTAAGTGCTGAAAGTACGATGCAGCCGAATATGAAGATATAAAATACCAACATAATCGGGGCTGCAAACGATACCACGAAGGCGATCAGGAATGCTTTGCATATATACCCGATCCAGTCCTTCGCTGTTGGTGGCGGTTCAACCTCCGCGCCGTAGTGTCTTGCTTCTTCAATGTCAATCTTCGTCCCGACAAGTAAAAGCAGAATGATGATGACCACTGTTGCCATGAAGCAGATTCCGTATAGTGTTATATAAGCATGTAGCATCCTTTCGCCCTCCTGTTCGTTTATTCTTTCTGTACCTTCTGCGCCTGAATTGCAGCCGCGACCGCCGCTGCTTCTCTTTCTTCAGGCGGCTTGACTGCTTCAGCAGCCTTCTGATTCTTTTTCAAAATAGTGTTCAGTTCTTCAACCGCCGCTTCGATCAGATCATCGACCATGTCTTTGTCGATCAGTCCTTCTGATATGTATTCCGTCAACTTCTGCTGTTGTGCCTGAAGTTGTTCCCATACCCATGACTTCTTGATTGTTCCTGTGCCGCTTCCCCATTCCTTTTCTGCCTTTGATACGATAGACAGAAGGCTTTCTTTTACCAGTTCCACGACTTTGTCTGCCTGTTCCTGAAGTTGCTTCTTTTGGTCTTCCTTTGACTGCTTCAGGAAGTTTCTGACCTTGATTCCGATGCCTGCCACAATCGCAATGATTGTCAGGATCATCGGCAAATTATCATAAATTGTTTTTAATATTAAAGCTGCATTTTTCATCCGTTCGCACCGCCTTCCTCGTTTTCACTTTCCTGCTTTCCTTTTTTGATTTTCTGCCAGTTCTCAATTCCAGCCTTTATCATGTAGCCAAACACACCCATGCGAAGCACTTCAGATCCCATACTGTTATGATCGTATCTTTGCAGTTCTCCCAGATGAATCGGAATGGTGCTGTGATTATCTGAAAAGCTGCACTGAAAAATTCTGCAATCGCCATGATCACAACTGTGATCACATTCTTGACTGCGATGTATTTTTCTTGTGCGATGACCAGTCTTGCAAGTGCATCAACATCAAGGTTCGATATGAGGTCAATCGCACGAAGTTCCTTCACGATTTTCTTGAAGGTTCTTTTCTGTGTCGGCGATAAGTATTGCGGTGCTGTCACTTTGTCCGCAGCCGCTTTCACTTCTGTTCGCTGACGTTCTTCAATTTCTGCTTTTGTCAGGTGTTTTTTGCCTTTTGCTTGTACCAGCGCGATCGGCTGTCGTTGTCCTGCCATTCTTCTGCGACCTCCCTTCTTTGCTGGTTTCCTTGCGGTGTGTCAGAATCTGACACGCACCCTTTTTCGGATGCCCTGATCTGGATTTTCCGTGGGGAGTTTTCTCCACGGAAAAGGGGAAGCGCGACTAAATAAACTTAACCCGATACTTTTTCATACTCCCCCTGTCGCCTTCCAGTGGCGTTCTATCAGGTCATACAACATCTTTTGTGTCGCTTTTTTTGTCTGTTCATCCTTGCTGTACAAGGCTTCAATGATTCCATGGCTGTGATTGCTCAATGGGATCAGATTGGTTGCATCAAGTCGTCTGTTCCAGTCGTCTTCAATAGGTGTGATATGATGCACCATGTCAGCTGTCTGTATTACATGCAGCACATAGAAGGCATATATATCAGCGCCATCAAACCGCCTGATTGTTTCGGCTCTTGTCTTCCTCCACTCACTTGATACATAGAAGGCTGCTGTCTTCTTGTTTCTTCGGTGTTTGTTGTATTCCATGTGTCTTGACTGCTGCCCTGCTGCCTTCGCTGCACAGGCTTCACATTCAGCTATATTCTGCGGTATTAAAGCCCCACATCTGCACTTGTGAAATAACAAACCCTTGCACCACCTTCCTACTGCTGCATATGCTTCATATAGCCGTCTGTATAGGCTCTATATGCAGCCGCTTATATATGCCCCTTATATACGCCCTATATATGCACCCCTGTCAGGTATGCCCCTATATAAAGCCTTGTTTTTATGCTTCCTGTGGATGCCCTTATATAAGCACCCACATTCTGCAAATAAGAGGGCAGAAATGCAATAAAAAAGACCGATGCAACACTTCTGTGCTGTTTCGGTCTTTCTGTACAACATTTCACGATACTATTTTACTTTAGGATGTCCCCTATAAAAACCCTCACTTTTCCCACGCTTTTCCCATGCTTTCGTTGTCGTTTCCCTCGAAAAAAGCCTTTTTCAGATCGCCTTTTTTCAAATTCCGTTAATTCCGAATAATTTGACAGACATTTTCTTCAAAATCGCCTTGCACCAGTTTGAAGGGCTGTTTTTTCCACAATCAAGCTGATCCGCAATTTCTTCAAAGGTCAGTCCGTCAATATAGTGCATTCTGAACGCTTCATACTTGTACAATGTGCCTTCTTTCCTGCTTTCGGTTTCCAGTTCGGTCAATGCCCTGTCAATGTTAATAATCATCATCGCTGTGACCATTTTCGCTTCCTTGACAGATTTCAGCTTCGCATTTTCGCCCTTCAGGACGCTGTATGCCGCTTCTGTGACTTCTTCTTCCTCCGTAATTGCATTATTGATGTATTTTTTCAAATCTATGTATGATTCCATCAATCTTCGTGTGTTATACAGTGTTTTTTTCTTCTCTGCTCTCTTTTCTTCAATTTTGACTTCAGCAAACGCCTTCCGCACCGCGATCCTGATTGCTTCCGTCATGTCCTGCTGCGTTTCATCGCTATTTTGCACATTGCACACCTTCTTTCTACTTTTTAGGCTTTCGCCTTTCATTCCTTCTGGCTTTTTCAATCGCCTTCGCCCTGATCATCGGCATTCCTTTCATTTTGCGTCTGTTATTGCTGATCAGTTCTTTTCGCAACTGCAATCCTGTCCATTTTGTCTTCCTGAATGCTTCTGTGATTGCTTTCCCTACCTGTTCAAACGCTGGCTTCAACTTTTCAAACGCTTCCGTGATACTCTTTACCATTTTTCTTCCTGTTTCCTGCGCCCACTTTGCTGTCGATTCAAGCAGCACTTCGACTTCTTCTTCAGGAAGTCCGCTGTATTCCGATACAGCTTTGATCGTTTCTTCTTTTGTCCATTCAGGATCAATCTTCAGTCCTCTTGTGACTGCTGCCAGTTTCATCACATCTGCACTGATGTTTCTTTCTGCTTTCGGCTGTTCTGTCGTTTCTTCTGGTTCGGGTTCTTCCACGACTGCTGCCCTGACAGCTTCCTGTCTGTCTTCCGCAATCAATTCCTGTGTACGTTCTGCAATTTTCTCTGACAGATCGTCTTTTTCTTCCTCCTGTGGCTTCGCACGCTGTCCCACAAGCCTGTTTTTTATCTTTGTTGCATATTCCTTCAGCTTCATGTCTTTCACTCCTTCCTGCGCCTTTATGTAAAAGGCAAATCGTCAACGCCGTCTGGTATGTTCATAAAACCATCGCCGCTGTCTGGTGCTGGCTGTGGTCTTGACTGGTTGTCGCCTGCTGCCGCTTTGCTTTCCGCAAATTCAGCCGTTTCAATGACGACATCTGTTGTGTAGACCTTGTGTCCATCTTTGTTTGTATAGCTTCCAGTCTGAATGCGACCTTCGACCACAAACTTTGTCCCTTTCTGTCCGTACTTCTCGAAGAACTGTCCTGTCTTTCCGAATGCTACACAGGAAATGAAGTCAGCTGACTGTCCTTCCTGATCACTTCGCACTCTCCTGTCAACTGCCAGTGTAAATCGTGAAATTCCCATCGGTTCTGCGCCTTCTGCATATCTTGTCTGCGCATCCCTTGTCAGCCGCCCCATCAATATGACTTTATTCATCTTTTGTCTTCCTCTCTTTCTTTGCGCCTTTGGCTGCTGCCTTGATGATCTCTGATACAATCAGAATGACCAGTGCTGCCAGAATCGCAATGAATCCTATTTGCAATATAATCACAATAATTCCACCCAGATTGCTGATTGCTTCTTCAATCCATATACTTCGCATGTTTCTTTCCTCCTGTTATCTTCGGCATATCATATCTTCATAAAGTTTCTTGTATGTGTCGCGCTCTGCTTCAAGCCTGATCATCTGCTCACGCGATGCCCCCCCCCGATTGATTTTCGACATATTCCTTCGTGTCTGCTCCTGCATCCAGTTTCAATGCGATTTGAAGCGCAATGTCGATCTGCTGCATTTCTCTGTCTGTCACACTTCCGATCCTGTTATTCAATCTTTCAACACTGACTGTTGTCGGCTGTTCGCACAGTGCTTCAGATACCCTTCCAGTCGTTCTGATCGTCACATGCGTTGACATGTCCTTCTTCGGCTGTGATGTTAGGAACACAACGACCACATCACCGCTGTGTTTGTTCAGGAAGTCAGCCGACACAATGACGGCTGGTCTGTCCTTCCTGATCTCGTTTCCTCTCTGTCCTCTGTTATTGTTGATATAATACACATCGCCGCGTCTGACATCGAACTGCTGCTGTGTCTTTGTGAAATTTTCGTACATGTTTTTTATTCCTCCGTATATTCTGCGTATTGTTCTTTTAACATCTTTGCACGCGCCTGAATGTCGTCTGCAAGTTCTTTTTCTTTGTTCTTGTACGTCTGCGCCCTTGCTGGTCTTTTGGCTCTGATCGCGTTCTTGACTGCCGTCTGAAGCTGTCTGCGCTTCTGAATCGCTATTCGCTGCACCCTGTCAGTGATTGTGATCGTGTAATGTGTGCCACAGATCTGGCATTCATAATACTGTTCGATGATGTCGTTGTGTTCCTCGTCCTGTGTGATCACTCTGTTTTGAATCTCTATCATGTCAGGTGTGAATGTCGCCGCGCATTTATCACAGATTATTTCATTCATGCTGTTTCCCCTTTCTGCTGTTTATGCCTGCTGAATCTTAATCATTTTCAGTAAGAATCTTGCTGACAGTTCTTCTTCTTTCTCTTTTCTTTCCTCTCTTGTCATGCCTTCCTTGTCGTCAAGTTCTGCAATCTCGTCCAGAATGTCTGCTGCTTCTCTGAATGTCTGTGCCATTTCCTTAATATCGTCTTTTGCCTGCATGTCCTTTTCCTCCTATGCTCCATATTGTAGTGTTCTGTTGTCTGCGTCCTGTCCTGCGCCTGTTGCTGCTTCCTGAAGCGTTTCTTCGACTTCTCCCAGTCCTAAAATACAATAGCCGTCTTCAAGTGCTGATGATGTGATGCTTGTGTCAACGCAGATAATTGTCTTCTTGCACTGCTGCCCTGTCGCCTTGCCTTCCTTGAATGCAATCAGCGTCACTTCCTGTCCTTTTCTGAAGCTGTCGTCTTTCGTGATGATGTACGGCTTGCCTTCTTCAATTTCTTCAAATGCGCTTTGTGACATTCTGATGCACTTGTCCTTGTTGCTGTCCGAAGGAAGCTGCTGCATCTTTTCTTCGTCTGCCTTCTCGCGAAGTTTCTTTGCTGTTTCTCTGTCAATCGCGTCCTGTTCTTCGCTGTATCTTTCTTCTTCAGTCTTTTCGGCTTCTGCCTTGTTGATGTACTGATCGCAGCTTTGACATGTTCCTGTCTTCACATTGCAGTCTGAATATCTCTTGCAGCTATAACACAGCGATGCGATGCTTTCAGGGTGTGCATCTTCCCATTCGTCTTCTTCCTCTGTGTCCTCTGCATCGTCTTCAGCTTCTTCAATCTCTTCTTCTGCTTCTATGTACTGGTCAATGTTCATTTGACCTTCAACCTGTTCTGCTGCTGCTTTTTCCTCCTGCTGCTGCTTGATCTCTTTCACTTCTTTGTAAGTCAAGCCGTTTTCCTGATAGCGTTCCAGCATTTCTGCTTGTGTTTCTTCATTCATTCCGCTGATCATATAGGCAGCAGAAAAGGTCAGGCGACCTTCTTTCAGTTCTTTTGAAAATTCAGGGATCAGGCGCTTGTTGATGCTCTCGATCTGCGCAACCTTTGTCGGTGCTATTTTCAAGAAATATGCAACGACATCGCGAATGCGACCGCTGTTCAGGTCAATTCCCATGATCTTTTGTCCGTTTTCTTTCATGCGTTGCAATATTTTCTTCAGCTTGTCTTCTTCTTCCAGAAGGTCTGACACTGTCTTGTTTCTGTAATCATTCGCGATGATCAGGCGAAGTGTTTCTTCTTCCTCTGACGCTGGTGTCTGAATCTGACACGTTGCCTTTTCAAATTCTGTATAGCCTTTTTCAACAAGTATCTTCAGCGCACGCCATCGTCTTTCCCCTGCTATAATTCTATATTCGCCCCTGTCGCAAGGATCGTGGACGACTTCAAGATTTTCCATCAATCCAACAAGCAGAATCTTTTGTGCCAGCGGTTCGATGTCCTCAACCGAATAGAAGTTTTTATCATTGCTGTACATTTTATTGATGCTGACATCCTGTGTCCTGAAGTGTGCCTTCGGTGTGTTGTCCCCGACTGCTGCCTTCTTTGCGTTTGCGTTCAGCTGTTCCATTACATTCCACGCCATTGTCAGTCCTCCTGTTCTCTGAAGCATATTTCTATTGCTTTCAGTTCTTTGTCTGTTGTGTTGCTTAGGTCAATGTGTGTGTCATCGTCTAAATAATCTTTTTTATTTATCATTGACCTGATCGTCTTTTTCAGTGCTTTTGTATCGACAACAATCTTCAATGTTTCCCTTGCCTTCGATATTGCCATAGCGATCTGTCTGTCTGTCATTGGTTTGCTGTCAATCTCTTTGACCTGTTTCCAGAACTCTGTGTCTTCAATCTCGTAAAATTGTGACATTCTGTCCTTGAATGCAGTCAGTCTGTTTTCCGCATACTCTTTCTGCTCTGCTGCTGCCTTCAGCTTTTCAAAGTCTTCGATGCTGATTGTGACTTGTCCTTTCAATTCCATCGCATTCCGTCCTCCCTTCTTCTCATTTTGTCCAGTTTCAATGTCACTTTCGGAACTCCGATGCCAGCTTTGCGAAGGTGTTCTGAAAGCCTTGCAAGGTCTATAACATAATTTTTTTCGTATATGTTGCCATGTATTTCGTCAACGTAGTATTGCGCTTCGTTGCCGTAGATCGTTATGTCGTTGTGTGCAATCAGAAGCGTCTTGATTTGATATGCAAGCGTCTTCCCTGTCCTTCTTCCTTCATACGGATATGTGATGCCTTCTGACAGGATATATTCTGACTGCCATGTTTCAAGTTTTATTCCCAGCGCATGTTCGATTCTGTCAAGTGTCTTTTCGTTGCAGCCGCACATATCCGAATGCAGCTTTGCGACTGCATTCCGTGTCATTGCGTCTGCGCCATATTCATCGCCGTCCGCTAATGTAAAGGAATACGCCTTGTTTGTTTTTGTGTTTTTGATGTACACAAGATTTCCTCCCAGCGTTCCTTCCGTCTGCCTGATTTCGACTTTCAGATTTTCTTCGTTTTCTGTGATTCCTGTGATTATCTCATACACTCCCATGTTCACACCTCTTTCATCAATTCATATGTTGCTGCACGATAGTCCTGCGTCACGATGCAGTTTTTTGAAAACTTTGGAAGCGGCACTTGTGCGACTGTTGACTTCTCTGCGATTATTGATCGCCTGATCGCTGTCGCAAAGCAATCGTGTCCTGACTGTGTTTTCAGCCATTCTTCAACCTGAAGTGTCGTCTGGTTCTTCTGACGCATCGTCATCAATACTTTCATGCGAATGTCAGGATTTATCCTTCTGAACGATGTCAGCTGACTGTCCATGTTTGCAGCTGCTTCAATCTCGAAGCCGCCGATCTTGACAGGCACGATCACAAGGTCTGCTGCAATCATCACATTTGTGACTGTCATGTCCATGATCAGACCGCAATCAACAATGCAATAATCATATATAGTTCTGACTTCATTCATTGCTGCTGCAAATCGAAGAATCTGATCTTCTCCTTCTTCCTGAAGCAGTGTCATGTTTGTTCGCATCAAATATCCGTTTGCTGGTATTATGTCAATATTTCCATATGGTGTTGTTCGGATCAGGTCTGTTGTCGAATATGCGCCGCCTGTTGCCTGATGATTTTCAAGCAATTCTGACATTCCCTGTCCTTCAGGATCAAATCTGTCGTAAAGAAGTGATATGTTGCCCTGCTGATCCGCGTCACAGATCAGCACCTTCTTTCCTTTTTCTTCGCCCATTATGTAGGCGATAGCTGCTGCGGTCATTGTCTTTCCGATGCCGCCTTTTTGATTCATTACTGCTATTATTTTCATTGATGTGCTTTCCTCCTGTTTATTATTTTCATGTGTCTTCTTAATCTTCTCGCGTGTTCGTCCGTCACAATGTATTTGCCACAATCTTGAAGTCGCCTGTCTGTTCCTTTTCCGTCATAATGCTTGCAATAGTCGCATGTGAAGCAAGGTTCTTTCATTTCTCCTGTGCATGTGTCTGGCGTTTCCACATTGTTTGCGCAGTGGCTACACACGCAACCGCCGCAAGGAAAAGCATATTGTTTTCTGACTTTTTCTTTTCGCTCTGGCTCTTTCGGTATGATCCCGAGTTCCTGCAATGTGATTTGATGTGCTTTCCTATCGTCTTGCATTTCTTTCCTTCTTGCTGTTCTCCCAGCTGATCACTGCTTCCCTTGCCCTGTCGTATAGGTCTGTGTCGTTCGCTTCTTCAACCTTGATGATCTGTTGTCTGTCTGCTCCTTCGCCCTTGTATATTTTTATCCAGCCATCATCGTATATTGAAGTGTGGCTTGACATCCGCAGTCCGTACCTTCTTGCAATCGGTCTGTATATGTCATAAAACTGTCTGACTGCTGCCGCATATCCGTTCATGTCCTACACCTTCAGCGGTTTCACTTCGCCGTCTTTCCATACGCTGTTGTTCGGCTCTTTCATGCGTTCTGCTGTTTCCGTGACTGCGGTGTCTGAATCTGACACATGAATGCGTGTCTGTAAACACTTCAAATTCAAGTATTTTTCAAGAACTTCAACCGCGTCCCTTGCCGTGTAGCATGTTGCGACATAGTGTCCTGCTGTCGCCATATCGGTCAAGAACTCTTTCTGTGACGGCTGGTGTCTGCCCTTGTCATACTTCATTTCGATGTACAGTCCGCAATATATTCCTTTTGGGTACGGAAGGCATAAGTCCGACACGCCTGACTTCACGCCCATCTGCTTCAGCTTTACTGCTTCGGCTCTGTTCCTGCTGCCGCCGTTCGGGATATGATGCAGCCATTTCAGTTCAGGATATTTCTGCATCTGCCAAGAAGCCCAGCTGATGACATTGATCTGTTCGGTATCTTCCGAACGCATCGCATACTTCATATTCATCGTGCTTCCTCCATTTTCTTCATGTCCTGCATGATATCGCCAGTGAATCCCAACTGCTTCATTTTCTTGAATGCGATCAGGTCTTTTATGCCTGACATCTTTATGATCCAGTCCTGAAGAAGTGATCCTGACTTTTTATACATATCCCTAACTTCTTCCCTGTGTGCCGCCAGCACATCCGCTGTACGTGTGATGATGATTTTTCTTTCAATGCTGTTCGGTGTGATTCCTTTTCGGTTCAGTTCTTCTTCAATCACTTTCACTGCGTAGATTTCTGCGTTCGTGACTGCATCTTCCAAGCACAATCTTTTTTTGTTGTCCACTTTTATTCCTCCTTCGTTTCCTGTCTTTCTTTCTCTGCCTTCAGCTGTGCTGCTCTTTCCATGATCGCTGTGTTATAGCTGTATTTATACACACCATGATTCCACAAGTTTTCCTTTGCGCCTGCTGCTCCGTAGTTGTAGACTGCCAGAACGTAATATGGACGCACATCTTCTGGAACTTCCTGCAAGCTGTCCTGAATCTCCTTCAGGTAATCAATGCCGACTGTCACATTCTGATATGGATTTGTCAGATCGGTGCAGTTCAGGCGTTGCATTCTTTCTTTGTGCCATTTCTGCGCTATCTGCATATACCCCCATGATGTTCCGCCATCGCCTGAAGCGTTCCAGTTGCATTCGCTTTCCTGTTCGATCAGCGCGAACACCATTTCATAGTCAACACCATAGTTCTGACACACGATGTATGTGTATATCTGCGCCATTACTGGAAACTTGCCGCCTGCTGCCTTGCATTCGTCTGATATTTCGTGATAGCAGAATCCTTCCATGTCTTCGCCACTCCAATCCTGTGACATTGTATTGAATGGATATTCTTCATCTGCATCCAAGTCACTTTCTGTTTGTTCTTCTGCTTCGCTTTCCTGTTCTGTTGCCGTCTTTCCTTTTGCACTGATCATGTCGCCGATCGCAAATCCCAGCATTACCGACACATATATTGTGATGAATGTGATCAGGATTGCTGCTGCCGTCTTCGGTTTGCGCTGAAGAAAGTTCTTTGCTGCCCTGATGATGTTATGTGTTGCATCGTGCAGCTGTCTTCTTCTTCGTCTTCTTCTTCGCTGTTTTCTGCTTAACCTTACTTGTTGCTTTGTCAATCTTTTCTCCTTTCTCTGGCTGTCTGTACATTCTTGCGTATATGTAGAATCTGCCATTCATGTTGTTATATCTGACCTCATACGATGTCAGCTTGTAGCCGTCTGCTGCATACCATTTCTTCAGCTTGTCTTCAAGATCGCATCGTCCTGTCACAACTTCGTCAATGTCCTTTTGCTTGAACTTATAGTGGTTTTTATGTACTTCTGGCTTCTTCAGTCCTTTGCTGGCTTTCCATGCTTTCTGATACTTCCCGACTGGCTTTGGCTCTTTCCCCTTCTTGTCAGGGTGCTTCTGCTTTGTGATGTAGTTCGCCATTCCTGACAGTCCGTTTTCGTCCTTCTGAAGTCTGCGCACCTGATTTCTGCGCCCCTTCTTCCACTTTTCTTCAACCGCTTCCAGCCCCATGTCGCCGTCACATACAAAATGATGATGCCAGCGTCCTTTGTCCGAACACTCTGTCACATACACATAACGCAGCTTTGCAAGCCCCTTCTTTCTTCGCTCATAGTTCAAGCGTCCTATGTACAGCGTCATGTCGTGTTGTGCTTCCTTCATGCTGTTCGGCATGTTGCCGTCTGTATATGTCAGTGTCCCCCAGATGTCATTGTCCGTGAAGTTCGCATTGATCGTCCGTTCACATTCCTTCCTGCTGTTCTTCTCATTCAGATTTCTTTGTGCCTGTCTTTGCTTCTTCAGCTTTGCTTCGTCTGGTATCTGCTCTTTCTGTCCTCTTCTGAACTCTGGATATATTTCAATATCCATCTGCTCTGCTGCCTTTATCTCCTTAGTGGCATATATTGATCTGACCTTGCCTTCATTCAGCATCCTGCACATGTTGTCTTCTTCCAAGTCAGTCAACATCTTCTGGTATGCTGCTTCATAGTCATAATCTACATACACAGCTTTCTTCCTTCTCTTCATGTCCTTCTTTGCTCCTGTTATAGATATTTATATATTTCTTTGATTTGTTACTATCTATTACAAGGACGCGAAGCCTTTTGAAAGTCCCTGATTTATTGACTTTTTTGGAAGTCTGCTGTATAATTTTTATAGATGTGCAGACCTTAAAAAGTCACAATCTGGATCGCCTTCGGAAGCCGCCAAGCTAGTCCGAAGGCTTTCTTTTTTTGTCCTTCAAGATGCTTTCGCTGCCTTTGTCTTAATCTCTGACAGCTGCACCCTGACACCATCATTCCTGTTCGACAGGATCATTGCTATTGCTTCAAATATTCTTCTTGCATCTGGTGTATTCATGCGTTTTCCTCCTTGTATCTGTTTTCCCAGAATGGACAGTCTTCTGTTTCTCCGAATCTCTCCGCTTCTTCCTCTGTCATTTCATCTTCTTTGTCGCAACCTCCGAACATTGTTGCTGTTGTGCTTCCGTATGGTACAGAATCCCAGCAAGCGTTCTTGCAGTCATAACATGTCTTTGTCGGTCTGCTCATGCGTTTTCCTCCTACATTCCAGCACCCCTGAATATAACTACCATTGAAGGGAATGGGGCTGCCTGTTTGCTGTTTCCGAACTTCAAACGCCCCTTCACAAATCTGATTTCTGATCGGTGCTGAATGAAGTCGTGAAAATATCTTGTGTCTGTTCTCGCTGGTATCAACATAACAACAATCGTGTTGTCTTTTGTCCCTTCTCTGTATGCCTTTTCAACCCAGTCTGTAATCGCTCTACCATACGGAGGATTGCAAAACACGCGATACCCCCCCCCCAGTCCTTTGAAAGACCATTGTCTTCCTTTGTGAAATACTTTTCACACTTGTGATTCTGTTCGTTAGCGCAAGGATCAAGGTTGAAATGAAATTCCTGATCAAGTTCTCTGAAGAAGTCGTCAGGTGTCGCCCACTGATCTGTCTTGCTGCTGTACATGACATCTATGTTCGCCATTGCTTTTTCTCCTTTCTTGTTTTCTTCTTTTTCAATCTATTCAGTGGTAAGATCGGGCAGTTTCCCATGACCTTTGTGTCACATGTTCTTTCGGGTGTTGGGATCACTTCGCCTGTCAGGAAGCACATGCCATCTTCTTGCATTTCTAAATCAGTCAGCCAGAATGGACAGTTCGTGCATGTGTCTGGCATGTGTTCCGCAGCTACCACGAAGCCATGTTCTTCAAATCCTACTATCATCTTCTATCCCTCAATTCTCTGTGTCATGCTCTTGTCTTTCATTGCTGACATAGCCATCTGCATCCGCATCGCATCTTCGTCAGACATTTCAACATCGTCTTGTGGTCTTATTATCATTTCTTCTTTGGTTGGGAAAATCTTGTGTTTCTGTACGAAGCACTTGAAGAAGAAGTCGTGTTCTTCTTTCCATGTTTCACAGTAAAATTCATATTCAATCCCGATCTGAATTGCCTGTGTTTTTGTACACTGTACACCCTGAATGGTTTTCTTTCCTTTTCCTGATCTGTAGTGATACATCTGATTCAATCCGTCTTTTCCTAGCACTTTGTATATTGTCTGTTTCAGCAAGCGCAATTCAAAGTCGTTGTGATATTTCCATTCATGGTCTTCCAGCTTGTCATCTGACAGATCGCTTTCTTCAATGTCGTATTTTTTCATAAGCTGCTGCAATTTCTTCTGTGTGCCTTCTTTTTCGCCGCCCACTCCACGTTCCGCAAGTCTTTGCAGCTTCTTTATCAGTTCAATTTTCTTTTCATCAATCATCGTTCATTCTCCTTCACATACTGCTTTCGCAAAGTCCAAAATAATTTTTTTCAACATTCCCCCTTCTGGTCATGTATTATGCTGTGTCGTTTGTTTTCGCATTAAAAACATCCCTAAAACCTGTTGACCATCCATGTGTAATTCTGGCAGTACACACACGCCGCTATGTTTTCACAGTATTCATCCGACTGGCTTTCAGCTTGCCATCGTCAGGATGAAGGTTGCCATCCTTCATCGACAGGGCTTGCGCCCTGTTTCGGCTGTCAGTCTGATATTTCGTCACAATTCTTGCTGTATTCCCAGTCTTCCGATTCATCGTCAAACCAGTGGAATGTACAGCCTTTTCTTCCGTCCACGTCTATTGTTCCGTAGAAGTAGCAGCCTTCGCAGCCGCCTTGCGCTTCGTATTCTTGCAGTGTCATTCCTTGTCGTCCTCCTGCTCTGTTGAATATCTTGATATTTTCACAATCTTCTGTGTCGGTATGTCATCCATGTACATATATGCTTTGCAACCGAAGAAGGCTTCGTTGTGATCGTGTGCTTCCACAACCTTCCTTTCTTCCAGTTCGACTTCAAAGATCGTTCCTGTTTCATGTCCGCGGATCGCAACAAATCGTGCTGCTTCAAGTGGCTGTTTGCAGATATACACGCCGCCGTCTATTCCTTTTCGGATCACTCCGTCCTGCATGATCTTTTTTGCATTTTCATGTGTTGTTGCGTGGAAGTATCTGCTGCGCTTCCCTTTTTCCCACAAGTCATATTTGCTCATGATCTCCATGTACTTCATATCAATCTTTGACTGATCCTGCGCACACTCGATCAGGTGCTTTCTTTCTGCTTCATCCGTAACCTTCGCCAGTTCTTCTTCTGTGAATAAATTCTGTTTCGTGTTCATGTTGTACTTTCCTTTCATTTACTCCCCGACCATTCCTGATCGGGGACATCCTATGCCCTTTTAGGCTGTTTTCACTGGTCTGTTTTCTCCTGCCGCCCACATCATCATCCCTTTGATGACCATTCTGTCGCTGTCAGACATCTGCTTCAGCAGCATAATAAATTCGCTGACATCTTCGGTCTGGCTGTTCAGGTTTTTCTTTTCGTTCGTAACTGCTGCCATGTTGTTTCCTCCCTTCGTTCTGTGATGTTTATATGATCCCTTTGGTTCTTGCAAGGTTCATCGCGTTTTCAAGGTCTTTCAATGCGTGCATCTGAACGATGATGTCGTCCCATTCCTTCTGATATGCTTCATCCTGTTCCTTCGTCCAGTTCCAGCAACCAGCCTGTCTGTCACAGTAATAGTTGTATTTCTGTCTTTCGTGAAGTTCTGCTGACTTTCTTTTGTCGCTCACATACTGAAGCAGCTTGTCGAAGTTGTCCTTGATCTCTGCTTCTCGATCCACTGTTTTGTCCGCTTTTTCAAGTGCTGGCTTTGTTTCATATTCTGAAATATTGATCCTGATTGTTTCTGCTCCCATATTCAATTCAAGTGCTGCGTTCAGGTCTGATATGTGGAAGCCTTTGTATTTGCTGTCTTTTGATGTTGTGTTAAATATTGGATAGCCAGCGCGAAGGCTGTCAGGTTCGTTTCTGCTGTAATCTGTTGGGAAAAGTTTGTCTGCAAGCTGCCACGCTTTTTCCTTTGTTGCTACTGTCGCGATCATGTTCATGTTTTCTGCTCCCTTCTTGTCCTTTTTTGTGTAAGAAACAAAAGTGCTGTGTCATCTCGCGCGATTGATTCTTCCGCTTAACATCTTCTTGTTTTAGGGGTAAAGTGTTGTTTGGCTCAACCTATCCGCTTTCTTCAAATAGTGCGGTACACTGTGCTTTCTTGCCCTGATGTTCCTGCTTTCTTCAACTACTTTGACGGATCATGTTTATTCTGCACACGCTCTGTCTGTTATCCTACAGCCTGACCGCCATGTCACTTGCGTGCCGCCCTCTCGCTTCATCCGTTCTTTCCTGCTTTCTTCTGTTGCTTACAGTTACAGTATAGATGCTTACAGTCACTTTGTCAACAGTTTTTTGTTGCTTACGGTAACTTTTTTATTGACCTTTGCTTGCTGTCGTGTTATTCTACAATCAGAAAAGCAAATATACAGAAAGGTGGAATAAATATGACAAATGGCGAACGCGTCAACGAAGTGCGAAAATCACTTGGTTTAACTCTTGAAAAGTTCGGGGAAAAGTTAGGTGTAACAAAAACCACTATTTCCAGAATCGAAAAAGGTGTGAACAACTTAACTGATCAGATGGCAATTTCTATCTGTCGTGAATACAATGTGAATTATGATTATTTAATGTATGGCGAAGGGGAAATGTTTGACGACCTTCCGCAGACAATCGTTGATGAATTGTGTGCGCAGTATGATTTGAACGATTTTGACAAGGCACTTGTTGAAATGTATGTGTCTTTACCAGCTGGAAGCCGTGAACGAATCAAAGAATATATGAAGCAGCTAGTCAAGAAGGTCGGTTGGGATAAAACTGAATAAAGGAAGTGATCTATTGAACATTATTTGTCTTGATACAGAAACAACAGGACTGAATCACTATGACGATGAAATTCTTCAGCTTTCTATTATTGACGGCTCTGGTGCAATCCTTTTCAGTGAATATGTGAAGCCTGTTCATCACGAATGCTGGACTGATGCTGAAAAAGTAAACCACATAAGCCCTTCAATGGTAAAAGGCTGTAAGCCGCTTTTATATTATGCACATACTATTCAACGCATTTTAGAAAATGCAGACATGATTGTCGGTTATAACATTCACGGCTTCGATTTGCCTTTTATATTTAATTCTGGCATTGAATATCATGCAAAAGAAAATTCTATTGTCGTTGATGTAATGCTTGCATTTGCTGAAATTTATGGGCAAAAGCGTTACAACGAATATAAATGGCAAAAGCTGAAGACATGTGCAGAATATTATTCATATAGCGAAGACAGCTGGCACAATGCGCTTGACGATGCAAAAGCAACACTATTCTGCTTTTATAAAATCTTCGGCGATGTTCCTGAAGTTCCTGTGTATGCGACTGGCGTTTATCGTTCGGTTGATAATATTATTAAGCATGAAGATCAAAAGCCTGTTGAAGTTGTTCCAATTCCTAAAAGTGGAAATATTCTGATCGGCTTCGGTATTTTTATGCTATTAGGTTTCTTCGTTGCTTTCAATCCTGTGTGTATTGTGATTGCTGCGCCGCTTTTATATTTTGGTTTCAAGCGTCATAAAGCATATAAAGAATTTAAGCAAAACAAAAGGAAGCAGTGACCTGACCAGTCCTACTTCCTTTTACTTTATCCGTGTATGTATACATACTTTATGTATTTATATATGCGCTTCAGCTGTGCATCCGACAACTTATTCAGAAGCGTGTTGATTCTCTTTCGGATCATTGGCTTCCCTCCCTTCTCTTGTCGGGATTGTATCATGGAAATTATTGGAATAAAAGACCGCTTCCAGTTATTTCCATATATCAGGAAATAAGCGTCAGAAGCATTGTCGGCGCACAGTTTATCATTTATATTCAGAATCAAACAGATCAGTGATCTTGACATCAAGTGCAGCTGCTATCGCTTCAAGCTGGCGCAGTGTTGGCGATGTGATGCCGTTTTCAATCGTGTTCAGCGTTGACTTGCTGATTCCTGTCAGGGCTTCCAGCTGCTTCAAAGTCAAGTGTCTGTCTGTTCGTGCCTGCCACGTTAGGATTTCCATTGCGTCATCCTCCTAGTTTTGATTATGTACACGCTTCAGGCACTCTATACAAATAAAAAAGGAAGCCGTGACCAGCGACTTCCCTTGCGAAACATTGAAACAAAATATATCGCGGAAGACCGCCCACGATGATATTATGTCCTTTTACATTCTATCATATCAAGCCTTCTTTCGCTACCAGAAAGAAGGTTTTTATATGTCTTTTTTTACTCCAAACCCACAACTTTTCGGGCTTCGTGTAGTTAAATATATCAGATGCAGCCACGATGATCAGGTGCTTCACGGCGATACGCTTGAAGCACAAGATCTGATTCTTGAAGATTTCATCAAAGTGAATCGGATGATACTTGTTGACACATTCATTGATGAAGCCCTGACCGCAAGAAAGAGGTTCAACAAGCGAAAAGAGTTTGTCAGGTTGTTGAACGGCGTGAAGGCTCACGACTTCGACCTGATCATATTCACGAAGCTGGATCGCTGGTTTAGAAATATCGGCGACTATCACAAAATACAAGAAATTCTGGAAGCCAATGGCGTACAGTGGAAGGCAGTCACAGAAAACTATGACACAACGACCACGAACGGAAGATTGCACATCAACATCCGTCTGTCAGTTGCACAGGACGAATGTGACCGCGATTCCGACAGAATCAAAGATGTGTTCGCTTATAAGCTGAAAAACAAAACATATTTGTCAGGCAGCCTTCCACGCGGTCTGAAGCTGGATGCAGAAAAGCATGTCATCATTGATCCTGAATGGAACTGCTTTGCACTGGATATGTTCGACCACTTTGAAGCAACATGCAGTAAACGTGACACACAGCTTTTTCTTCAGGACAAGTACAGCATTCGCGTCTGTTATGATACAATAGCAAGGTATCTGAAGAATCCGATCTTTAAAGGTCAATATCGCGATGATCCTGACTTCTGTCCTGCTACAATCAGCCCTGAACGCTTCGACCGCATTCAGAAACTTGCGATCAGGAATGTTCGGATCAGGCACACACAGCAATTCTATATTTTTTCAGGCTTGCTGATCTGTTCTTCCTGCAATCACATTATGACTGGCACTGTTACATATAGGAAAATGGCAGACGGCACAGAAAAAGCATATAAAAGCTATCGGTGTAACTTCAAGGCACAGTCAAAACTTTGTGATCGCGGCAAAACGTATCGTGAAGAATACGTTGAAGAATACATGCTGAATCATATCAGACCAGCTTTGTCAGACTATGTTGCGAAGTATGAAGTGACTGCTGCCAGTGCGGTGCAGAAGAATCCTGTCGAAGAAATGTCAAAGATCGAACGCAAGATCAAGAAGCTGTATGATTTGTTTATGGATGACTTAATTGATAAAGACGCATACAGAAGTGAATATGATAAATTCAAAAAACAGATCAAAGAACTTCAGAAGTGTCCTGCTGCCCCTGTTCGTAATCTCGACAGCGTCCGCAAGCTGCTGAACGATGACTGGGAAGCTGTGTACAACACTTTCAGCAATCAGGAAAAGAACGTCTTCTGGAAGTCTTTTGTCGAATCTGTGCTGGTGCATGAAGACGGAAGCATGGACATTCATTTTTTATAATTTTTGTCGTACTAACTCTGCATTGCCTGTCGGCTCATCTGCAAATATAATTTCCGGACGATTCACCAGTGCTCTTGCAATTGCTACTCTCTGCTGCTGTCCTCCGGATAACTGATTTGGCAGATTATAAATCCGGTTTTCAATCCCCAGAGTTGCAATAATATCATTTACATACGCTTCATCCACTTTTCTTCCATCCAGCCCCAGTGGCAGTACAATATTTTCCCAGACATTAACAGATGAAACCAGATTAAATGCCTGAAAAACAAATCCGATTTTTCTTCTGCGGAAAACAGCAAGGGCATCTTCCTTCATCCTGTATAAATCTTTCCCTGCTAAAGTAACACTGCCTTTTGTCGGGGTATCAAGCCCTCCAAGCATATGAAGTAATGTACTTTTACCGGATCCTGACTTTCCAACAATTGCGACAAATTCTCCCTGCTCAATCTGAATGTCCACCTGATTGACTGCTTTGACCTGATTCTCACCTGCGCCATAAAACTTACAAAGCTGTTTGGTTTCTAATATCACACTCATGTGTTGCCTCCTTTTTAATTCTGTAAAGTGTACCTTTTCAATCTACATCCAAATTGTATCAGGACAATCTTTCATTTCACTTTCAAAAAGTGGGCAGAAGTCTTACAGAATTGTAAGATTTCTGCCCAATTAAAATTTAACCAACATATGGTAATTGGATCACAAACGTGCTTCCTTTTTTCTTTTTGCCGGAGGTTACCATGATCGTACCTCCGTGTTTTTCGATAATTTCTCTCGATAGAAAAAGTCCGATTCCTGTGCCACTCTCTTCCCTGACCTCCTTAGAACTTCCTCTGTAAAATCGTTGAAAAATTTTGTGATACTCATTCTGCGGAATACCGATTCCCTGATCCTCAATTTCCATTCTTACAAGATCGTTTCTTTTTTGTAACCGGATAAATATTTTTGAACCACCCGGACTGTACTTGACCGCATTATCCAGAACGTTGATAAAAGCTTCACCAAGCCATCTTTTATCCTGCATAACCATGCATGTTTCCAGTTCTTTTGCATAGTCAAAAACGAATTCAATTTCTTTCTCATCCGCTTTTGGATACATACAGTTCACAGCAGATATGACAGTATCCATAAGCGGAAGTTTTTTCTTATTAATCTGAATCAGTCCGGT